TGAGGCTGATTTAATAGTTGCTCATAATGGAGATAATTTTGATTTAAAATGGTTAAAAACTAGAGCATTATTTCATAGAATACCTATGTTACCTAATTATAAACAATTTGATACATTAAAATTAGTTAAAAGTAAATTAAATCTTAACTCAAATAGATTAGATTATATTGCTAAATATTTAGGATTTGAAGGTAAAAATAAAACAACTATAGATTTATGGATGGATATAGTTTATAAAAATTGTCCTAATGCAATGTCTACTATGTTAGATTATTGTGATGAAGATGTTAGACAACTTGAAAAAGTTTATAATGAATTAAAATATTTAGATAATCCTAGTTTACATTTTGGTGTATTAAATGGATTAATAAAACAAACTTCACCAATATCTGGTGGTGTTAATTTAAAGAGAATTAAATCAGTAACCTCTAATAGAGGTACTATTAAACATATAATGAAAGATTTAGATACAAATAGATTATTTGAGATGTCTAATACTAATTATAATAAATTTTTACTAATAAATAAATAAAAAGTTTATACATTACATTTTTTCATTTTTAAGTCCTTCTCTCATAGCGAATTTAGTCTTCATTATTGAGGGCAGGACTTTTTTATAATTATAACCATGAAACTAAAAAAATTAATATATGATGTAAGAGAAGGTGTTAAAGAATTCACTGATGATAGTGAAATTGATAACAGATATATTATATATTTATATAATATTAAAAGAGTAAAATATTTACGTCAAGATTTAAACAATCATCAAAGAACTATAGATAATTCTATCTTACAAACATTTTGTCTGTCTTTAGAAGAAGTTAGTTCAAATGAATGTAGTGTTAATTATGATTGCCAAACTATTTTAAAAAGTAAACAACCTATACCTACTCCTATAGAGCTTCATATTAGAACTGGTATAACTAAAATTAAACCCACTAATAGACTTGCTATTCCATTTAATATTATTAATAAGGATAAAGTACCATATATAGATGGAGCGTCTTTTAAAAGAGGTTTATATGCATTTATAGATACTGATGAATATATATATATTATATCACCTGATAAAGAAAGTTATAAATTATTAGAATGTATTACAGTAACAGGTATATTTGAAGACCCATTAGAATTAAGTAATTATCAGAACTGTTGTGATTGTTCTACACCATCGGTTTGTTTTGATGAATTAGAAACTGATTATCCATTACAACCTCATCATATAGATACTATTAGAAGAGAAATAATTAATGATTTGTTACAAATAAAACAAATTAGAGAAGATAAAGAAAATGATAGTACAGATATATAATGATACAAGATATTAAATGAAAGAGAAAAGAATTCATAAAGCTAAATCAGATTTTGGTATTTCAGATTATTATAAATTTTATAAAAAACAATATAATAGTAATATATCATATAGTAAATATAAAAAAATTATTGAAGAATTTAATGAAGAAATAATCAATTTAATAATTGAAAGTACATTAATATATCAACTTCCTTATATTGGTATGGAAGTAATGATAAAGAAAGATAAAAGAAAACCTAGATTACTTAATGGTAAAGTTATTAATACAACACCTGTAGATTGGAAAACTACAAATAATTTATGGGAGAAAGACAAAGAAGCAAAGGAAAAAAAAATATTAGTTAGATATAGTAATCATCATACATCAGGTTATGTATTTAGAATTTATTGTAAAAAATTTAAATGTAATTTAAAATATAGAAGTTTATATAAATTCAAAGCTAATAGAAAATTTACAAGAAAACTTAGTTCTAGATTATTAGATAAAGACAAAGATAATCTAGATGCATTTTTATTATATTAATAAATTTAAAAATATTTAACCATGTATAATGGACAAGTAAAATCTTTAAAAACAATATTATGGAAGGTTATGAACCATCCATTAGCTGCTGAATTAACTTATGATTTAGCTGCTGAATATGCGCTAGAGGGTATCAGATTAATTGGTGCACCTCTTTCTTTAGTTAATAAGGTATCTGACCCACCTATTAAATTACAATATAATAAAGCTTTATTACCAGAAGATGTTGTTGAAATAAAACAAATTAGATATATGGTAGATAAAGATGATGATGATAATTATAAAATACCAATGACATTAGCTACTGATAGTTTTCATAATAGAAACAATTGTAAATCTGTAAGTAATAATGAATCAACATATGTAGTTGAAGAAGGTATTATAAAAACTTCTTTTACAGATGGTTATGTAGAAATATCATATAGAGGATTACCAGTAGATGATGATGGTTTTCCATTAATACCAGATAATCAAAAGGTTGCTTTAGCTATTGAATATTATATATTATTTAGATATTTTGGACCATTATATGATGTTGGTAAAATAACAAAACAAGCATGGGATAGAATAGAAACAGCTAAATGTTGGTATATACCTTCTGCTAATTCAGATATAAAAATACAAAGTTATGACCATGTTGAAGCTATAATGAATAGTATAAATAGAATAATTATCAATACAAATGCTCATTCTAATTTCTTTAAAATGGCAGGTAAAAAAGAAAGACTTCGTAGATTTAATTAATTATGAATAAAAAAGTAAAATATACATTTGGAGGTGCTACTCAAGATATTAGTAAAAGTAAACATCCTTTTCATTATTATTTTGAGGCTGGTCATATAAAAATATTATCAACAGATAGTCAATCTACAGGAAGTATTAATAATGAAAAAGGAAATGAATTAGTAATTACTATTCCTAATATTTCTATTAATGATAGTACTAATATTATTACTTATGATAATAATATTTTACCATATAAAAATGGTAATGAAATATCTCAACAATTAGCTAGTGGAGAATTATCTACTACATCTTCTAATCATATTATTATTGGTCATACTACTACACGAGAAGATATTATATTATTTACTACAGATGATAATAATATGGATTGTATATGGTTAGTTACAAATGTATTAGAAGAAGATTATACTTTAACTTTATTATATTTAAGAAATTTAGGTTTTTCTGTAAATAATCCTATACAAGCTATATTTAATTACGAAAATGAAAATATACAAAAAGTTTATTGGGTTGATGGTAATAAACAAATTAGATATATAAATATAACATATTCTAATATAGATGGAAATGACCCTCTTATTGAAATACCTTTAAATAGTATAAATTTTGTTGGTGATGTAAAATTTAGTCAACCTTATATCTCTGATATAGTTAGTGGAGGTTCTCATACAGCAGGTATGATACAATATGCTTATAATTTATATAGATTAAATGGTTCACAAACTAAATTATCACCTTTAACAGAACTAGTTCCTTTATCTAAGGGAATTACTTCAGGAGGTGGAGATTTAAATGAAATTGTCGGTTCTATACCTGTAGTTAATATAACAGATATAGATATATCATATACTCATATAAATATCTATGCTATTAAATATACATCTTTTAATCAGATACCTTCTATAAATTTAATAGAAGAAATAGAATTAAACGGGAGGACTGAAATTAAAGTATTTGATGATGGTTCTGTTATATCTTCTTTAACTCTTGAAGAATTTATATTTTTAGGAAGTAATCCTATTATACCTAAACATATCGAAACTAAGGATAATAGATTATTTTTAGGAAATTTAAAAGATAGTTCTTTTGATTTACCTGAAAGTTTAGATTTTAGAGCTTATTCATTTTCTATTAATTCAACAACCACTAATATATGGGATGACCCACAATTAACTTCAGGAGGATTAATTAATAAAACAGTAAATAAAACTACTGTTACTTCTACTTATAATGTACCCTTAAAACATGATGCTATAAATTTAGAATATGATACTCGTAAATATCAATATAATTCAACTATATTAGGAGGTACTGGAAAATATTTAAAATATGAAATAGTTCAAAAAACATCATCAGAATTAAGTAATCCTGTTAATACTTATAGATTTTTAAAAGATGAAGAAATATATAGAATAGGTATTGAATTATTTAATGGTTTAGGACAAAATTCTCCTCCAAAATGGATAGCAGATTTTAAAGCACCTGTTGGTAATTTAGAAGGAAATTATAATACTTTAAAAGTTGAATTATTATCATCTTTTTATACATGGTTAAACACATATAATTTTAATTCAAATGAAGAAATTCCAATTGGTTATAGAATTATTAGAGCAGATAGAACTTTAAATGACAGAACTATATTATGTCAAGGAGCATTAACTCAAATGATGTGTCAAACTACTAGAAATGTAACTAATTTTAATTATTGGAAAATTGAAAATAATAGAAAACTTGAAAGTGATGATTTAGTTAAATTTCCTATTCCTATAACTAGAGGTTTTCAAAGCAATATAATACCATTAATACAAACAGACCATCTTAGAATGATGAATGAAGAAGGTGAAGGTCCTTATGGTTCTAACCCTAATTCAGAATTTGCGCTAGAAGAAATATTTTCTGGAGTAGCTTTAGATTATAAAAGACAACAATCTTGGCAATATACTAAATTATTTCAGTTAAATAGTCCTGATATATTATTTAATTCAGGATTATCATTTAGTACAGGTTTAAAGTTTAAAGTAAAAGGTTTAGTTAGTAATACTAAAAATAATTTATGGTATAAAAGAATAAATGTAGTTAATGAAGTAGTAGATAAAGATATTAAATATAATGTAACTACAAATTTTTTATCAAATGTAGATGTAAAATTTATGGGTTTATTTGGTCCTGCAACTCATGGTGGTCAAATAATGGATTTTACATCTATACATAGAGAATATTCAACATATTATCCTAATACTACTAATAATTATTATGATGTGTATGGTTCTCCTGAAGTAACAGAAAGAGGTCAAGGAATTACTTCATATAATGGAGATGGAACATTAAAATATTCTAATACCTTAGAAGGATTTTTAACAGATAGAAGTAATAATGAAGATGCTATTGTTAATATGAATAGTTATGGAAATAAATGTTTAACTTTTGCACAAGGAAATAATAGTTCTACTAGAAAAGGATTAGAAGATATTTTTTCTGAATCTACTATATCTAATTCAAACGGATTATTATTAACAGAAATAACTATACCAGAAATAACAATTTATTTAGGTAATATTTATGGAGGTAATAGTTATGAAGATAAAACTAGAACAACTTATATACCTATAGGCGAATACAAACCACTTACTTCTACTTCTATAGAAATAGATAATGCTGGAGATACTTATATATATAATTATAAATTTGCAAGAATATCCAAAACAGATACACAAGTTTTAGAACATCAAAGTTTACAATTAACAGAAATAGTATCTTTTCCAATTGAAACTTATGTAGATTTAAAAAATAGAAATGATTTATCATTATTTGAGTGGGATTCTGAGTTTCAACCAAGATATGAAAATTATCATAATTATAATAGAGTTTATTCACAATCACCTAATTTAGTTGGTAATACTAGTATTGATTTTAATTTTAAAAAAATTAAAAATTTTGATACAAGAATTCAATCTACTAAATTAAAAATACCAAATGAATCAGTAGATAGCTGGACTGATATATTAGAAAATGAATTACTAGATTTAAATGGTAAATATGGACCAATAAATAATATTGTTTCATTTAATGATATGTTATATGCATTTCAAGATGAAGCTATTGCTCAAATTTTAATTAATCCAAGAGTACAATTACAAAGTACAGATGGTTTAGGACTAGAATTAGGTAGTGGTGATATATTATATAAATTTGTTTATCTTACTACTAAAAGTGGTTCTATTAATAAATGGGGTATAGTTCCAACTAAAAAAGGTATATACTATTATGATGCTTTAAATAAAGCTGTAGGAAGAGTTCCTGATGCTATTGGACCATTATTAACCGATTTGAAAGGAATGCATAGTTTTTTTAATAATAATTATAATTATAATTTAATTAAAGAAGATAATCCTGTATTAGGAAAGGGTGTTATATTTGGTTATGATAATTATAATAATGATATATATATATCATTATTACAATCTAATGATTCTTTCACATGGTGTTATAATGAATTAAAAGATGAATTTATAGATTTAAAAACTTATATTCCATCTAGATATATTAATAAAGGAGAAAAATTTATAATTCCTAATATAAATAATAATACTTTATATGAACAATATAAGGGTGATTATAATAAATTTTTTGGTATAAAACAACCTTCTTATATTATATTACAAGTAAATCCTGAATCTGATATAGATTGTGTTTTTAATAATATACATTACAATTCAGAATTATATTTAAATGATATAGACCAACCTAATAAAACATTAACTCATATACAAGCTTATAATGAATACCAAGATTCTGGTAGAATACCATTAATAGTAAATAGAGGAAGTAATATTAGACGTAAATTTAGAGAATGGCAAGCTGATATACCAAGACAAGATAGAAACAGAATTAGAAATCCTTGGATATTTTTAAAATTAGAATTAGATAATACTAGTAATTATAAGTTAATCCTTCATGATATTATTGTATATTATAAAATATAATATTTATTATTATAAATAATACATTAAATTATTTGGAAACAATGAATAAAAATCTTATATTTGTGATATAATGAATGAAAGGGAAAAACTCATAAAAAAATTAATTGAAGAGAAGGGTGGTAGTCCAAAAGACTACCTTAACCTTCTTGATACTATTGCATATCATGAATCTGCAGGTACATTAGACCCTGAAATAGTTCAACAAGGTGGTGGTCCTGGTAGAGGTAAATACCAATTTGAAGTTGGTAAAAATGCTGGTGCAATAACAGCTGCTAAAAGAACTAAAAAATATTATAATGATAATAATATTCCTGTTCCAGAATGGTTACAAAAAGCAACTCAATTTGATAGTTTAGATGCTAGTACATTAAGTTCTGAACAACAGGATATTTTATTTTTAGGTAATATGCGTAAACATCCTAAAGCAGATTTAGCTAAAGTTGTAAAAGGTGAAGAATCTATAACAGATTTTTGGGCTAATTATCATTGGGCAGGAGCAGATAAAGATAGAGCAAAAAGAATAGATTCCTTTAATTCTTCTATTGAAGATTATAAAAAAAAATTTAATTCAAAAAATAATAGTGAATATATGACTTTTAATAGGACTCCAGAAATTAAAACTTTTAATCAAACTAATTGGACAGCCCCTATTAAGGATGAAAAATTTGAGTCTGAAATAGTTACAGATAATACTTCTGTTTCAACTAATAATGATTATATGAAAAATATATTATCTATGGTAGGTAAATCAAATATGAAAGTAAATGGTGGAATTATTAATTCTAATAATATAGATAAAAATTTAAATGAGTTTAATGGGGGTGGAACTCATGAACAAAATCCTTTAGGCGGAATACCTCAAGGAATAGGTAACAACGGAAAACAAAATACAGTAGAAGAAAATGAGACTTCCTTTGAATTAAAAGGTGGTAAATATATTTTTTCAAATAGATTAAGATTATGAATATAGATTTAATAAAGGAATTTAATTTACCATCCTACACAAAAGGTAAATCCTTTGCAGATGCTAGTAAAGCTATAGAAGCTAAATTTAAAGGTAGGAATGATAAAGTATCTAATGAGACTAAACAAGAATTATTAGAAAGATTATCTCAAGCTCAAGAGTATTTGAAACAAAATATGGAAATATCTAATCCACAAGACCAAAACCAAGGTATGTTTGGTATGGATTTAGAAGAAACTGGTACTGAAGATGGTGGTATTGGTGTCTCTGGAGCTTTAGGTTTAGCAGGAGGAGCTTTAGAATTAGGTAATATGGCGTTTAGTAAAAGTGGAATAGATACTAGTGGTAGAACTGCTGCACCTGATGTAAATATTGCTGGAGGAGCTATGTCAGGAGCTATGTCAGGAGCTAAAGCTGGTAGTGCATTAGGTCCTTGGGGAGCTGCTGGTGGTGCTGTGATAGGTAGTATTGCTGGATTAATTGGTGGTAATAAAGCTAAAAAAGATGCAGCAAAAGCTAATATGAACTTTGATTTTAAACAATCAAATAATTATAGACCTAATACATATGAAATAGGTGGTTATACTACTGACCCAAAAAAAGACAAAAAAATACAAAGAAATTTAAATTCTCAAGAATTATCTGATTTAAATGATAAATTACAATCTCAAGATTTAGGAGAAGGTATATTTAGTAATAATGCAGCTAACTATGACCCTCATAATGAAGGTGGAATTTTTGCAACTATAGATACTATTAGAGCGTCTAAACCAAATCATAATTTAAATTTAGGTAAATATAAAGATTTAGATTATTTTGATATAAAAACAAATAAAGATGGTAGACATACTTTAAAAAATACTAAAAAAAATCCTGCTAATGCAGAATTATACAAAGAACAATTAAATCATATAACAAGTTTAAATCCTAAAGCTAATATAGCTAAATATAATGATTCAGGCTATACAGATAATTTTAGCAATGGAGGTTATACAAATGAATATACTGATGGAGGAGGTATTAATTTTCAACCTTTTGGTATTGGAAAACACTCTAATGCTGAACAAACTTTTACTGGAAAAGCTTTAAATAAAACAGGTGAATTTTTAAAAAATAATTATGGTAGTATATTAAGATATGCTCCACTTTTAGATAATTTAACTAATAAAATAGAAAAACCTATTACTGAAAGAGGTACTAGATTAGATAATGTATATAAACCACAATTATTTGATGAACAACAAATAGTTAACCAAGTTAATCAAAATAATGTTAATAAAGCTCTTTCTGAATCTTCAGGTGGTAATTTAGGTGCGTTAAGTACTAATTTACTTGCTGCTAATTTAAATAAAACTAAAGCCATTAGTGATGCTTATATGAAAGGTGAAGATATTAATAGAAATGAAAATAAATTTCAATTTCAAAGTAATCTTCAAAAAGATACAACTAATGCTCAATTAAATGAAAGATATTTAGAAAGAAAAGCACAAGATGAAGGAGCTTATAATACAGCTAAATCAGCTCAAAGAAGTGCATTATTTGAAGATATTGGTAATATAGGTAAAGAAGAATCCTATAAAAAAATGGTTAAAAATATGTTTGGATATTCTTGGAATGGTAAGTATTTTGTTAATGAAAAAGGTGAACAAATTACAAAAGAGGATATGGATAAAAAAGTAAAAGAAAGTTCAAATGGCACAAGTAAATAGATACACTAAGACTTCTCAATCTAGATTTAATCCTATGACTTTACAGGAGTTAATGTTAGTTCCTGCTTATAAACGTCAACAGCATGATGCTATGTCTGAAAGTATTGGTGCTATTGAAACACAACTAGCTCAAATAGACCCTTCAGATATTCATAGTGAAGTAGCTAAAGCTGAACAACAAAGATTATATGATGAATTAAATAAACGTTCTGAATTATTAGCTAGAGAAGGATTTAATAATACTACTAAAAGTGATATATTAAGACTTAATAAAGATTATCAAACAAGTGTTGGACCTACTGGTGTATTAGGTAAAGTACAAGCAGCTAAGAAATCATTAGAACAAGGTAAAGCTGAAGTATTAGCTAATGCTACTAAAATTGGTTATGGACCAAATGAAATACAAAAAAAATTACAAGAAGCTGAAGAACTTTATATTAAAAAATTTAATGAAACTGGTAAAATAGAAAATTTTCAAGCACCAATGCCAGCTGCTTATCAAGATTTACAAAAAGATATATTTGAAGTAGGTAAGATGATGAATTCTGAAACTATAACTAAAATGAATGAAAAAGGTTATAGATTTGAACCAACAGAAACAGGTGGTATGATGCTTGTAACTAAAGATGGTCAATTAGTAGAAACTACTAATGTTCCTAATATAGAAGTAGCAAGAAAATTTCTTGAAGAAAAATGGATTAATGATAAAGGTTTAGGTGCTCAAAGTGCAACTTGGCAAGGTTTAGATAAACAAACTATTTCTAATACTATTAATGCTGGTTTAGGATTACAAAAAGAAACTAAAAGTTTAGATACAACAGGTGAAAAATATCAATATGTAGCTCCTAGTAAAGGTGATTTAGATTATCCTGAAGAAGGTAAACCTAATGGTGAGTATGCTGAAGCTACATCTGTAGAAATATATAGTACTAATATATTAAATAAACTTAATAATATAGGGAAAGTATTAACAGCAGGAGGTGGACCAAAATTTGTTAGAACAGGACCAGGTTTAAATGCAAGTGGTCAAGTTTTTGCTGGAAGCACTTCTAAAGAAGAATATATAGCTACTGTACAAAATCAACTTAATCCAAAAGAATTAGAAGATTATAACAGAATATATGATAATATTATAGTAAATACTCCCGAAGCTAAAGGATTTAATAAATATTCTCCAGAAGCTGCTAGTTTAGTTCAAGAATATTTTAATAAAAATAAGCAATTAATAAGACAAGATTTCATTATTACAGATGATTTTGCTAAATCTTATGGAGATAGAAGTGTAGGTGTAGATGGGTCATCTCCTAAAAAAATAGCTGAATTAGTTCAATCTAATCCTAAAGAAAGAAAATATTTTATAGAAGGTTCTAATAAAGTTATTTCTTATGATGATTTACCTTCTGATATTAAAAAGAATTTTGATAATTTAAAGTATTCAGGTTATTATAGTCCTAAAAACTTTTTGACTGATAAATACGGTAATATTGAAAATAAAAATTTATTTGTATCACCTATAAGAATGCAATATAGAAATGATAATGGTGACATTAAAAATATATTAGTTAGTAGGTCTGGAACTGAAATAAATTCACCAGAATTTCAAGCAGATAAAGATTTTAATGATGTATTTATAAATACTAATAAATTTCCAGATATTCCTTATAAAATACCAAAAAGTAAAGATAAAGTAGTAGTTTATCTTTCTACACCTATTATGATAAATGGTGAAAAACATTCTTATATTATAAATACTGAATCTCCAGAAGGAGGTTATATTAATCCTATTCCTGTTACAGAAAAAGACTTACAATCTAGATTTTTAAGAGCTCATGGTGCAACTTCTACTAATATTAAAAAGAAAAAATAATGGATGAAGAAGAATTAAACTATGATGATAAATTTGATATTTATGATAATTTTACAGAACCTGTAAAAGAAAAATATAGATATGCTAATACACCTTCTACAGAAGTAGCTAGAGGTGATTTTGATTTTGGTGATAGTAGGTACGATAAAGCTTTTTTTCCAAATGTTACTGTAAATGAAGATGGTAATCTTCGAGAATCTATTAGTGAAAATAGAGCTCAAAGACAACCTTGGATAACTAAAGCAGGTGCAGGAATATTAAGAATAGGCACTAAAGTTGTGTCTGAAGTTGCTAAAATGCCTGGAGTAATAGGTGGTGTAGTTTTTGGTGGTTTTGGTCAAATTGGAGATATTATTTCTGGTGAAGATAATACAGATTTTATACAAACCGCTTTTAATAATAGTTGGATAAGAGCTATAGGTGATGCAGAAGAATATATTAAAAGTGAAGCCTTACCTGTATATGTAAAAAAAGCAGTAAGTGAAGGTAATTTATGGGATAATATTACAGCTATAGATTTTTGGGCTACAGAAGGTGCTGATGGTATAGGTTATATAGTATCTATGTTAGCTCCAGGTGCAGCTATAAATAAATTTGGTATTGGTGCTAAAATACTTGGTACTAATAAGTATGCTCAAATGGCTGCTAAAACTAAATATGCAGATGATATACTTAAACAACTAAAAAGAATAGATTCACCATTAACCCCTACTTCTGCTAAAAATGCAGATTTATTTACTGGTACAATGGCTAATACACTTTTTGAAGCAGGTGCAGAAGCTAAAGGTGCAATGGATTCTTATGAACAAGAATTACAACAAAAATTAGCTAATAATGAAATTACTCAAGAACAATATAATAATGAATTAAAAAAATCTTCTGAAATAGGTAGAAATGTATTTTTAGCTAATGCTGCTATATTAATTGGTCCTAATGCTATGATGTCTAAAATGTTATGGGGAAAACCTCGTAATAAAGCTGTTGGTGTTATAGCTGGTACAGGAAGATTAGAAGCTTTAAATAATCCTACATTACGTCAAAAAGCTGGTCAAGCTATTGGACAATTTATAAAAGGTAGTGTAACTGAAGGTTTATGGGAAGAAGGTATGCAATCTGCTTCAGAACAATTTTTTGTTAATAATCCAGATGCAGGATTTTTAGATTCTGTTGGTGAAATACCTAAAGCTTATGCTGAAATGTTTTCTTCTACAGATGGACAAAAAGCTATGTTTTTAGGTACACTATTTGGTGGAGGTATGACTTCATATCAAGATTTTAAAAGTTCAACTAAAGAAAAAAATATTACAAATCAATTAATAACTGCTGGTAATGAAGTATTAGATGATGCTTATAATATATTTCACAAAGATACTTATGAAAAAAATGAAGATGGGCAAGTAATATTTGATGAAATATTAGAAAATGGTGAATATAAAAAAGTACCTAAAGTTAATTTTAAAGCTTTAGCAGAAAAAATTAAAAGCAGTAATCAATTAGAATATTTGTCAGGATTATATGATTTAGCATCTGAATCTGGTGATGTTGAATTAGTTCGTGATATTAAACAAAAAGTATTTACAGATTTAATTAAACCTTTTATTGTTAATGAACAATTAGGAATAGATGTTTTAAGACAACATTTAGAAACTTCTTCAGAATTAGCATCTTTAAATAAAGCTGATAAAACTGATAATAAAAAATTTATTGATAATATACTAGAACAAGCTAAAAAATTAGAAAAAGATAATACTTTATTTCAAAGTTTTGCTCCATCTATATTTGATTTAAACAATCCTGAAGCTAATGCTAATGACAAAGTTGCATTTTATAATAAATTAACTGATATCTATTTAAATAATAAATCTAATCAATATTATAATCAACAAAAATTACAAGAAAAAAAGGCTACTTTTAATACTTTATTAGAAGAAAGAGGTATTAATTATATTGATGTAGAAAATAATCCTGCTAAAGTAAGAGATTTATCAACTATAGATAATAGAATTGGTAAGATTTATAATGAAATTGGTTCTTTAAACAATAAATTAAGAGATATTGATAAACTTAATAATGCATTTTGGGATAACAAATCTGTAAAAGAAGCTTTTAGTAAAGAAGTAAAAGAAGCTAATAAAATTAGAAAAGAACAAGATTCTATTGAAAAAGAAACAACAGATGTATTAGAAAAAATAAATTTAGCTAAAACTTTAGATGAATTAGATGATATTAATATACCAGAAAATATAGCTTCTGAAAGTATAAAAGAAACTCTTAATAGTAAACGTAAAGAAATCCAATCTAAAATTAGTGAAAATTCTAAAAAAGTTTCAGAAAAAAATGCAAAACTTACTTTAGAAGAACAAGAAAAAGATAGATTAAATGAAGAAGCTTTAAATTATTTATCTAATAATTTTAATGTAGGTGAAACTGTTACTATACCTGATGTTAAAGGTATTCCAGAAAATAGAAGAGGATTATCTGCTGAAATTACTGCAATTAAAAAAGGATATATTTCTTTTAAAACAGAAGATGGTCAAGAATTTGCATTTAAACCCACTACATTTACTGCTGCTATAAATACTTCTAATTTTGTAACAGAAGGACCAATTGAAGATATTATTGAAGAGGTTCAAGAAGATATTTCTACTGAGATATATGAAGAAAAAAATCAACCTAGAATTATTATAACAGATAATAATAAAGGTAAAAAATTATCTTTTATATCTGATGCAGCTTTAGAATTTGAAAGAACTCCTAGAGATAAAACTAATGAAGAAAAAGGTATCGAAGTTAATAAACAAGGTTTTTCAGATAATCAAAAGAAAGCTTTAGAATTATTTAATAATAAAGATTTTACAGATATAGAATTTTTAATAAATCATTTACCTTTAAATATTAAATTAACAGATGATATTTTTGCACCATTAGAAACTAAATCTGATAAAGAAGGTTATAATAAAATATTTAATAAAACATCTAAAGAACTTAGAAGTACTATAATTAAAGAATTAGCTAAAGGTACTAAAATAGAAGATATAAGCGTTCCAATTGTAGGACAAGGTAATGGAACACTACAAATAGAAGATAATGTTGTAGAGAACCTAATAACTGGCTTATATGAGTTCTCAGGTGATATTTCTAAAATTAAAAAAGAAGATATTTATTTTGTAGATAATTTTGGTACATTAATTAATATTAATGATGATATATTTCCTGTTAATAGGAGATTAGCTAAAGGTGAGGTATATCTTAAAATTCATACTGCTGCTGGATTAGATTTTCCTTTAAAATTAAATATCAAGAAATTAACAAAAGATAAAGCAGAACTATTATATGAATTATATAAAAATAGATTTAATGGTGAAGAAACTAATACTTTATCATCTTTAGATAAAGAATTATGGAATAAAATTCAAGTTAATTTTAAAGATGTACTAGATTTATTAAATAAAAATATTAATGATATTACTATTAAAGATTTAATAGAATTTTTAGTTTGGGAAGGAAGTAAAAATCCTAAAACTCAAGTTAAATTTACTATTAAAAATACATTACTATTATTTGATAAAGAATTAACTAAAGAACAGTTTGAAACTCCTGAAAGTAAAGATTTATTTATTTATACTTTAACTCAAAATAAAAGACATCAAATTAAATTTAGAAAAAAAGAAACTGATAATAATAATTTAAATATTGATGAAAATAGAGCTTATTTAGAATATTTAATTAATAGTGGAACTTTAAATACTAATGCTAAAATAGGTGAACCTACTTTTCAAGGTAAAACTACAATATATTTAGGTAAAGACCAAGTTAAAATTAAAGGTAAATTATCTGAATTTAATGAAGATTTAATTAAAATATATAAAACTAAAGTAGCTAAACCTAAAGTTGAAACTATTATAAAAACTGAAACTCCTAAAGAAAAATCAGGTAAATTTAAAGGTATAGAAATTACAGATACAACACAAATAGATGCTCTATCTGAATTATTTGGACCACCAACTATTGTATCATCTAAAAAAGAAGAAATTGAAAAACCTTCTTTAAAAGAAGAAACTGAATTTTCTAAATTAACAGACGAACAAGCTTCTAAAATATATATTGCTTTGTCTAAAAATTATGTAGTTCATATTAAAGAAATACAAATTGTTGCTAAAAAATATAATAAAATACAAGATAAAGTAAAAGCTGTTTTTGATTTATTAAAAAATAAAGATATAAGTGAAGAACAGATTAAAACTAAATGTGGATTATGAGTTGTATAAGATTATCAAATACAAATAAAGAAACATCATTATTATTTAATGAGTTATTTAAAATTACTAAAGATGAAAAAGAAGCTGATAAATTATTAGCTTATTTTAGAACACCAGAATTTATAAAAATATTTGGTGATTATATAACTTATCATAATACTAAAGAAAAATCTTTTGAAGATACTAAATTTTTTCAAGATAAATTAGATGAAAACAATGAACCTAAATTATTTTTTAATAAAAAATTAAATAAATATTATTTTCTAGATAAAAGTAATGAACCTATATTTTATCCTTATAAAGACCAAGGTATTAGGTCTGTATTTGACACAAATGATATTAAAAGATTTGCTAAAATTGCTGCATCTAATTTTTATATTTCTAATATAGATTTTAATTATGAAACTTTAGAATTTACTAAAAAAAGTAGTAAACATCTTAGAGATTTTTTAAAAGAATTTATAACAACAAAATCTAATCAATTACAAACTAATGAAAATCCTGATATATTTGTAAAAGGTATAGCATTAGAACAATCTGCTCAATATTTAAATGAATGGGTTAATGAAGTTAAAGATTATTTTTCTAGTTTAAAAATTAATTATAAAGAAGATGATATTTCTGAAGATGAAGATGGTGCTAGAGAAGGTGAGGAATTAGTTCCTGATGAATTAATGCGCCAAGAATCTTTTTTAAAAGGTACTAAAAATAATGTAAATAATAATATTAAACTATTTTTATCTTTAATCACTTCTGAAGAAACAAATGATTTTGATGAATATGAATTTATACCTTTTGATGATATTTATAATACATTAAATAAAGCTTTAAGTAATCAAATTGCTTTAGAAACAGAAGATATTTTTGATATTTATTTAGATATTATTAAAGAATTATCAAATGTTAAACCATATTTTAATAAATTACATAATTTATTAAGTTCTGGTAAAATAAGTAATGATAATAATTTTAAAAATCAATTTAGTTCAGCTTTTACATTATATAAAAATAATTATTTAGGTAGTGAAACAGTTACAAATAAAGATGGTAGCAGAAATACTATTATTAGAAATTTATCTGATGTAGGTAGTAGAAAAGGTGCACTAATGTCTCAATGGGAATTTAATTTTTTAAATAAGAAATTAACTACTGTAGGTATAAATAATTTAAATATAGAAACTAATAATAAATTAGATAATTTTAGAAATGATTTAAAAAATATTAAAAGTGAACTTGATTTAATACCTCATTTAAATAATATAAAAGAAATATTAAATAAATTAGGTGTAGAATTTACAGAAAAAGGATTTAATTATTATATTAATAATTTAAATTATAATGAAGTTTCACTTAATGAAAAAATTAATAAATTAAATAAAACTTTTACAGATATATCTTTTGGTTTAATTAACTATAAAGATATTAAAGAAGATTTTTTTAGTAATCAAAATATTTTTAGACAAATGTCTGAAGCTGAAGCGTTTTATATGTCTGAAGGCTCAGATGCTTCTGTATTTACTACTGGTAAGACTAAATGGGTTTATTCATTACCTTCTTATATTGATTTAAGAATAGAAAGATGGAAAAAAGACCCTAATTCTTTATATAAATTCTTTTTATCTACTGAATATAATAAAGGTTCAGACTGGATGTATTATTTAACAGCTTCTGAAATTTTAGATGAAAATGAAAGATTAGCTGAATCTAAAAAAAGACTATCTGAAATAGAAAGTAATATATTTAATTCTGTACAATTAGAAGGAGATTCTGTAAATGCTGTAGATAATAAAGAATTATCTTATACTGATTCTTTTAATGATTATATACATAAAGTATTAAATTCTAGAAAAGGTGGTAAAACTTATCATAAAACTGCATTAGCAGCAGATAAAGCTACAGAACGTCAAATTCATTTTGGAAATGATAGACAAGGAATATTTAATAAATATGCCAATACTAGAAATGAAAATGGTAAAACTGTAATTGATTCAAATATAACAAAAGTATTTTATAATTATTTTAAATCTGATTATAATAGAATACGTTATGAATATGAAATGATTCAATTAGGTGAAAATTTATTACCAAATTATCATTTAGGTTCTAAAAATGCATTACAATCACAATTATTTCCTTCATTATCTATTAAAATTAAAAATGGTATAATATCTTTACCTAATTTAAATATTAAAGATAAAGAAAATAATGATATTATATTATATGATATAGATGGAAAACCTGTTTATGATAATTTAGATATTATTGAAGATGAAATTAGTCAATTAATTAATAATTTTCTAATAAAAGGTATAAAAAATACTTATAATTCTTTATATGAAAATAGTATATTTGAATTAAATGAAAATGGTGAAAGAGTAAATAAAACTTTAGATGAATCTATTTATAATTGGTATGTAAATAAATCTAATAAAGAAAAAGCTCCTTTACAAATAGCAGGTGATTTATTTATTAATAGTGTTATTTCACAAGTAGAATATTCTAAAATGTTTACTGGTGATGTTGCTTACTATAAAAATATTACAGATTATAAAAAAAGAGTACCTGCTAGTTATACTGATGGTTTATATATGAGGCTTAACCCTAAAGCTAATGAAAGATTTTTTAATGTTTCTATTATTAAATCTGTAGAAATTAGTGCTCAAGATTTAGATAAAATGCGTGAATATTTACCAAAAGATATAATTCAAAAATATGCTAATAATAAAATTAATAGTACAGATGCGCAAGCTTGGATAACTCCAGAACGTTGGAAATTTATTTTAGAAAAACTAGGTAAATGGGACTCTAAGAGACAATCTGTTTATAATAAGATGTTTGAAATTACTCCTACTTTTACTAATGAAGAATTAAAATTAGTAGCTCAACCATTAAAAGGTGTATATTTTGGAATTAATGAAAAAGGTGAACCTACATTTTTAAAGTATTCTCAAGCTGTATTAGTACCTAATTTAATTAAAGGTACTGGATTAGAGAAGTTATTTAATAAAATGACTAAAGATGCTAATGGTGATACTATGCCTTATAATGACCAAATACATGAACTAATAACCCAAGATGGTATTAAAGTAGGTTCTCCAATACCAGTAACTACTCATAATGAAAATGGTGATGTAATTGATAATTTTAGTTTAAATAAAATTAAACTTGATAATTCTAATTGGAAATTACAACAAGATTTACCAACTAAAGGTATAAAATCTACGGATATAGGTTCTCAAATACAAAAAAATATATTTCAAGGTTTAGCATTTAATTTAAATGAAGATTTTGAATTAGATAATAGTATTATAAAAGGTACAGATTTAATTGATTATATTAATAATATTGTAGGAGCTCTTTCAGATAAAGGTAAAAATAATATAATTAATAGATTTGGAATAAATCCAAATACATTTAAAATAAATAATGAAGAAAGTTTATATAATTCTTTAATAGACCAATTAAAAACTAGAAAAGATGTACCCTCAAATTTTATTAAAGCATTAGAAGCTGGTTTATCTCCTTATGGTATTCCTGGAGCTTTTCAAATGTTTCAAAATGTGTTTAGTTCTATTATTAATAAAGAATTAGTTAAAATACAAACTAATGGTGGTGGATTTATACAAATGGCTGATTATGGTCTTTCTAAAGAAGATGCTATTGGTAAAAATATGATATTTACACCTTGGTTTGATGAAAATAAATTAGGTAGTTATAGAAAAGTTAATGGTAAAAAAAGTTTATCTCCAGCAGGAATATTTTTATCAGGCTCTTTTATTGCTAAATATATACCTAATTATAAACAATTATCTTCTAAAGAACTATTTGGTGAGTTAAATGAAGAAACTGGTAAATATGAAGGTGGTAAGATAGACCAAGAAATATTACAAAATATTATAGGATAT